AATACGGAACAGGCGGCAAAAATCCACAGCCTGCGCGGCCGTTTGTAAGGCCCGCCATCTTAGAATTCAAATCGCAGATGGATGGCATGGTCGACCAGGTGTTCACCCAAAAGCTAGCAGGTGCTGTGAAGCGGGCAAAGAAAAAGGCGGAGAAAAGATGACTTTCATTTCAAACATTTTATATCTTGTCGCGCCAGATAGTTTTGAGACTGCGGTACAGTCTGCAATCTTTCGGAAACTAAACCAAAACCCTGATATAATTAGCAACGCGATACCGATATATGATGCAGTGCCGCAACCTGATACGGTTGAGAATACGGACTTTCCATATATCGTGATTGGTGATGATAGTCATGCGTCGATTGATACCGATACTGAAAACATGAACATGGTATCAATCACAATTGACACCTGGAGCAGATACCGGGGCCGAGCAGAGATTAAAAAAATACAGGGTTATATTTACAGCAGCTTACAGCGGGCAAATTTAGATAACGTTGGCTTTAAGTTTGTGAATATAATGCAAACAGCATCTGAGTCTTTTTTGGACTCTGACGGTTTGACCCGCCATGGTGTTCAAACATTTACTTTAATAATCGAGGAGATTTAACATGGCCGCAGCAGCTTCGCGTGACCTAATTATCAAGAAGAACGCCGTACGCTGGTTGGGCATTACTTCCAAGGGCGTCAGTATTGCAAAAGAAGCGATCGACATTACTTCAGATGAAGATAATGGCTATCGGACTTTGCTTGATGACGTTGGCAGTAAGACCCTGGACATTAGTTTCAGCGGCGTTACTAAAGATACCACTATCCGCACGCTTATTAACACTGATGGCTCGCAGCTTTATACCGACATTACTGTCGAATTTCCACCAGTTGGCGCGCAGACTACTGGCGACACCATTAGTGGTAGTTTCTTTTTGAACAGCGTTAGCGAAACCGGCGGTGATTCAAATGGAACGATCAGCTTTGACGGTGCTCTGCAATCGTCAGGCGAATGGACTTATACGGCGGGCGCTTAATGTTTGACGGACTAGACGTTGAGTTTGAAGGCAAAAAAGGCCGCGTCGATGCCCGTCGCATTATTGAGCTGCTTTCTGTTTTAGAGAGCAGCGCAAGCGACCCGAATCGAGTGCGCGAGGAAGAGCCGGAAACTTTCAACATGGGCCGGAATAAAGTGGCTATTGTTTATAATAAGATTCTGCGCTTTGCCGGTATTAATGTTTTCGATATGGATGTTGCCGTAAAGCTGCGCTCTGATGTTGATTTTGTTAAACAAGCCTACAGCGACATTGGCCAGATATTAACAGCACTCCGACCACCTGAAGATTACGCGCCGCAGGTATCAGAAGACCCAAAGCCAAAAGCCAAAGCTCGAAAAAAGAAAAGCGCGGAACAGTAGAGATTGCTTTTATAGCCGCCATTCAGATGGGCATGAGCCCGTCTGATTTTTGGACAATGCGGCCTTGTGAGTTTTGGTGGTGGATGAAAGCGAAAAACCCTGACGCATTTAAAGAGCCTCAAAAAGCAAGACTACTTAGATTATTAGAGGACGGTTTTTAATGGCCAGCAATGAAGACATAATTTTTAAATTTGGTGCTGATGTTGGGCCATTAAAAAAAGGCACGAAGGAAGCCACCACCAGTTTAGACAAAGTTGGCGATGCCGCAAAAGCCGGTGGTGCCAATCTATTAAAGCTTGGCACCGCAGCAACAGCCGCTGGCGTGGCGTTCTTGGCATTCTCAAAACTTGTCGGCGATAACGTCAACGAGTTAAAGAACCAAGCGGCAGTCGCCAACACTTCAATCGCTACCTTTAGAAACTTAGCATTCGCTGCAAAGAGCGTGGGTGTTGAGCAAGACACCCTTGCCGATATTCTAAAAGACGTTAATGACAAGATCGGTGATTTCGTCCAAACCGGCGCAGGCCCGATGGTCGATTTCTTTGAAAAGATCGGCCCGATGGTTGGCGTTACTGCTGACAACTTCAAAGATTTAAGCGGCGACCAGGCTCTAAAACTTTACGTCGATTCTTTGAATAGCGCGAACCTATCACAAGCTGATATGGTTTTCTACATGGAGGCCATCGCCAGCGATGCTACAAAGCTTTTACCGTTATACGCTGACCAGAGCGCAGAGCTTGACAGGCTGGCAAAGAAATATTCAGAAGTTAATGAACAGCTCGGACTAACAGCTAACCAAGCAGACGCGCTTGGCGATATGAAAGAGTCATTTGATCTTTTGGGCGTTACCGCCGGCAATGCTGGTACACAAATAATCAGCACTTTTGCCGAGCCTATAACTGATTTCTTAGAAACAACTATTAGCTTGTTGCCATCACTAACAAATAATTTCATTGATTTTTTTAATAGCTTTCTTGATGCAAAAGACATTAACAGCATTTCACAAATCCAGACGCAGTTGCTTGATGTTGGTGATGAAATTGCCTTCCAAGAGGAAAGGCTTTTAACGGCAAGAGGCCGAACAAAGCAAAGCATTGAAGGAATAATTGAAAGAGAAAAACAAAGAAAGGCAGAGCTGCAACTACAGCTTGATCTTCTAAAAGAGCAAAATGCTACAAGACTCGAAAAGCCCGAAGGCACTACAGGGCCGGCAGCACCAGTGGAATCAGACGCCGACTACTTAGCAAAGCGTAGAGATGAAGAAAAGCAAAAGCTCTTAGATAATCAAGTCGAAATTGTCGATATAGTCGATCTGCAAATCAAAACCCTTGAAGACAAAGAGAAAGAGCACCTCACCGAGATGGCGCGGCTGAATAAAGAGTACGTTGATGGCCGATTGAGTTCTGGTGAAGACTTTTCAAAGACTGATTTAGAGCGGCAGGAAGAGTGGGCCAAGGCATCAAAAGCTATTGATTCAGCAAAGCATAAAGAAGCGTGGGGCGCGGCAAGCGACTTTTTCGGCGGCATGGCTGTTTTAATGAGCAGTTCAGTCGAGGAAGAGTTTAAAATTGGCAAAGCCGCTGCAATAGCGCAGGCATCAATCGATGGTGTAAGCTCTGCAATAAGCGCTTTTAAATTTGGCACAAAAATAGGCGGCCCAGTAGTTGGCGCTTTGATGGCCGCATCTTCTGCTGTTTCCACCGGCATGATGCTTAACAAGCTTATGTCGGCATCTTCAAGCAGCAGCAGTTCAGGCAACCCAGCAGCAGGCGTTAGTTCTGTTGATCCAGCCACAACGTCAACAGAAGCCGCAGGCGGACAGACAGCACAGGCAGGGTCACAAGCACAAAGCCTGTACATCGAGGGTATCGACCCTGGTTCGATGTTCTCCGGTGAGCAGGTACGAAACCTAATCGATAAAATTAATGAAGCCGGCAGCGATGGAAAACAGGTGATGCTAGTATGACGCATTTAAGCACGAATTTAGTATTAACGCTAAATGAGATCAATGACAACGCCGGGCGCATCTGCTTTGATAATGTCGTAACCTCCGGCTCCATATCGGCATCATCGGCAGCGGCAGGTTCGCCAATCACTAACGCCACCAACCCCGCGACAGCGTTTGTTTGGGCTGCAACTAGCACAGCAACGCAGACCATTACGATAACGAACGGAAGCCGGCGGCCAATCGATTACATCGGCATTGCACGGCATAACCTTAATCAGCCTGGTCTTGAAGTAGCTGTCAGTTTTGACGGCACACTGGTTTACCAGTCGGGCGCTATTGGCCAAGAACAAGCGCTGTTGTTTCTATTCTCACAAGCGACACCCGCCACCATTACGCTTTCAATAACGGGCGCGACTACTGCGCCGACAATTGCCGTCATCTACGCGGGCTTGTCGCTGCGTTTAGAGCGAAACATATACGTAGGCCATACGCCTATAACGATGGGTCGCGAGCGTACCGCCATCAACGGCATAAGCCAGTCAGGCGAGTACCTGGGCGAAGTGGTGTTGAACAAGTCTTTGACGACCGGTGTGTCATTGCAGAACCTAACGCCGTTCTGGTATCGCCAAAACCTTGATCCTTTCTTCGCAC